ATCAAGATGAAGGTGAAGAAATATTAGAACCCGAAACCGACGAAGGAGTCGAAGACGAGGAAGAGGAAAATGAAATCACTTAGAAACATAGTTGAACTTAAAAAGATTGACATAGTACCAGACCCAGAGCTACAAGCTGGTCAGGTATCTAATTATGCCAGTCCTAAATCCGATGCAGAAAAAAACTTTGTTGGTAAACATAAAGACAATGTTGCAACAGCACTTCACCCAGCATTTAAAAACGAAGCTGAGCAAGATGCAGTATTTAAAGGCGGATCCATCCAAAAAGATAAAACCAAAATTTCTGGTTATAAAGATGGTGACGATGCAGAAGTTTACGAACAAGCTATCAATTTTGTAAGAGAAAATTTAACTGAAGAAAATTTAGTTGCATTTGATGAACTAGCTCAGAAGAATCCTGAAGCAGCTGTAGAGTTTGCAATGGAGATTGTAAGCGAGGTTACTGAAGACTAATGGCAACGATAATCAAAGTTAAAAATTCACAAGCAGCTTTAGTTGCTAACAATTCACATGCAACGAACATTGACCTTGCTACTACAGTTAGAATTTATAACAATGCAAGTAGCTTTGGTAACGTAACAATTCAAACAGCATCAGCTAATAGTACAGTAGCTACTGACGCTGTTGTTAAAGGTATGATTTCAGTCGGTCCAGCAGAGACAGTATTATTAAAGAAAGACCCTACAGATGAGGTCTTTGGTTCAGCAGTTACTTTATTAGCAGCTGGCGTATCAGTAGAGGGATAACATGAAGTTAATATCAGAAACAAATTTTGAAACAGTAAGACCACTAATAACAGAAGCTAAAGATGGTAAAGGAAAAGATTACTTTATCGAAGGTATCTTTATGCAAGGTGGCATTAAGAACAGAAATGGTCGTATGTATCCAATGGAAACATTAGATAAAGAAGTAGGTAGATACAACGATACATTTGTAAAGAACAATAGAGCTTATGGTGAGTTAGGACATCCTGACGGACCAACCATAAACTTAGAAAGAGTTTCGCATATGATCAAAGACCTAAGAAGAGAAGGTCAAGATTATATCGGTAAGGCTAAGATAATGGATACTCCATACGGTAAGATTGTAAAAAGTCTTATTGATGAAGGTGCATCATTAGGTGTATCATCAAGAGGTATGGGATCGATTAAACAAACTGCTGAAGGTATCAATGAAGTGCAAGGAGATTTTCAACTTGCAACTGCTGGTGATATCGTTGCGGATCCTTCTGCTCCAAATGCTTTTGTAAATGGAGTCATGGAAGGGGTAGAGTGGATCTTTGATGCTGCTTCTAACTCTTGGAGATCACAACAAGTGATTGAAGAGATTCAGAATACAGGAATAAGATCTGCTAGAGAATTGCAGGAAAAAAAGGTGGAACTGTTTGGAAAGTTCCTAAATACCCTGTAAATAGTAAATTTATAAATAATATACAAACGTATACACTCAATTAACGAGGAGAAGAAAATGGCTAATGAACTAGAAAAGTTCGACAATGAAATCGAAGCTGTGGCCGAAGAGCAAGTAGAACTTGACGAGTTTAAGGCCAGCGGTGAAAATTCAGAAATCGCTGACCCTGTGACGAAAGGAAGCAACAAAAGACCAGCAGATAAGACTGTAGGTTTTAAAGCTCCTAATCCAGGTGGCGCAGACGTAAAATCAGGATCAGAGTCTAAAGGTGAAGACCTAATAGGATCTAAAAGTGGCAAGAAAGCTCCAGCTCGTAAAGCTGACAAGAGCGTTTCTGCTAACATGAAAGATGCTCCTAAGGTTGCAACTCCAGGACAAGGTGCTGGTGTCAAGGAAGATATCGACGCTATATTTGGCGAAGACTTATCCGAAGACCTAAGAGAAAAAGCTGAAACAGTATTTGAAGCTGCTGTTAATGCTAGAGTTGCTGACCTTAACGATCAGTACTCAGAAGCATTCGCAACTCAAATAGATGAAGCTAGAGAGCAAATGAAAGAAGACATGACTGGTAAACTTGATGAATACATCAACTACTTATCAGAGCAGTGGCTAGAAGAGAACAAAGTTGCTATCGAGTCATCACTTAAAGTTGAAGTTGCTGAATCATTCATGTCTGGTCTTAAAGGATTAATAGAAGCACATAACGTGATTCTTCCAGAAGATGAACAAACAGATGTTCTTGCATCTCTTGAAACAAGAGTAGAAGAACTCGAAGGTAAACTCGAAGAAGAAACATCAGAAAAGATTAATCTTTCTAATGAACTTGCAGAGTCACAAACACAGAACATTTTTGCTGAGGCTACTAAAGGCTTAGCAGAAACTCAAATTGAAAAACTCCGTGCTCTATCGGAAGGACTTGATTATGAGAACGTCGAGGATTTCTCTAACAAACTTAACACTTTGAAAGAGTCATACCTTGAAACTAAGAAGGCTACAACATCAGACGTGTCTGATGAAGGCCCAGTGGATATTGCTGAAGAGAATGAAGCAAAACCATTAGGTGAAATGGCCAAGTATGCAGACGCAATTGCGCGAACTGTTAGGAAATAATTCGTATTTTTAAAGGGGAAACTATAATGGAATCTAATTACGAAGCACTTCAAAACAAATGGCAGCCAATTATTGAGCACACTGACCTTCCTGAAATCGGGGACAGTCATAAAAGATCAGTAACTGCAGTTTGTTTGGAGAACACAGAAAAGGCAATCAGAGAAGACAGAGGGTTCTCACCGAACTCACTACTTGCTGAGGCACCTACAAACGCTACAGGATCAAGCGTTGATAACTATGATCCAGTTTTAATCAGTCTCGTACGTAGAGCAATGCCTAACTTAGTCGCTTATGACTTAGTTGGTGTACAGCCTATGACAGGTCCTACTGGTTTAATATTTGCTATGAGAAGCAGATACACAAACCAATCTGGAACTGAGGCTTTTTATAACGAAGCAGATACAGAACATTCAACAGTAGTTGCAGGTTCTGGTAACAATACTTTAGGTAATGCACAAGACGGTACTCAACCATCAGGTAACAGTACTTCTTATAACTTTGCTGCAGGTATGGAAACAGCTCAAGCTGAAACTCTTGGTGAATCTGGAAACAGTGCTTTCGCAGAAATGGCTTTCTCAATTGAGAAAATCAGTGTTACTGCTAAGTCAAGAGCTCTTAAAGCTGAGTACTCAATGGAACTTGCTCAGGATCTAAAAGCTATTCATGGCTTAGATGCTGAAACAGAACTTGCTAATATTCTTTCAACAGAAATTCTAGCAGAGATTAACAGAGAAATCGTAAGAACAGTTAACTTGGTTGCTGTTACTGGTGCACAACAAAACGTTGCTACAGCAGGATCTTTCGACTTAGATGTTGACTCAAATGGTAGATGGATGGTTGAGAAGTTTAAAGGCTTAATGTTCCAAATTGAAAGAGAAGCTAATGAGATCGCAAGAGGAACAAGAAGAGGTAAAGGTAACATCATGTTATGTTCATCCGATGTCGCTTCAGCTCTTCAAATGGCTGGCGTATTAGATTATACACCTGCTTTAAACTCTAACAACTTACAAGTTGATGACACAGGCTCAACATTTGCTGGTGTCCTTAACGGAAGAATTAGAGTGTTTATCGATCCATACTTTGCTCCAAGTTCAGGTATTCATTACATGACTGTTGGTTACAAAGGATCAAGCGCTTTTGATGCTGGATTATTCTACTGCCCATACGTTCCACTACAAATGGTGAGAGCGGTTGGTGAGAATACATTCCAACCAAAAATTGGATTCAAGACTAGGTATGGAGTTGTTGAAAACCCATTCGCTAGAGGTACAACTGCACTAGGTTCATCCGGTGCTCTTGATGACAACGCTAACAAATACTACAGAAGAGTATTAGTTAAAAACATTATGTAATCTTAACCGATTATGTTTTAAAGGAGGCTTCGGCCTCCTTTTTTTTTCATCTTTTTTTTGTATAACCGTTGACTTCAAATCGACTATTTGGGATAATAGTTGTATGTTAAGTAAGGAGAAGCAAATGAGTAATTTAATAAACGACGGAATCAAAGAGGAGATCATGGAAGAGATCCTTGAGATGGCTGATAAAGATATCTGGAATGTTATCTTTGCAATTAGTAATGAGTTTGGTATTGAGAATGTACCTAGCCCAGAAGGTGGTGAGCATGGTTTCATTGCTAAACTATTTGAACTTAGATTTGAAGCGAGGTGTCAGTAATGAGACCAATACAATACGTAGAGAAGTTTAACGATTGGAGTGTGCGTGAGTTTGATGGAGCTCAATTTAAACTAGAAGGTAAAAGATATAATGGAATGATAACTAAGTTATCTGAAGAAGGTATTATGTTTAGACCTTTTACAATTGATTATGATAGAGCTAATGGTAAAGATTGGGCTGAGCAATATCCATTAATGTTTGTAAGACTAACTGACTTTGATAACATCGAGTTAGAAATATGGGATGAAGGTAGAGGAGGAGACAACTCTGCTATTGGGGTATCAGGATGTTTTGAAGAATGGAGACATGTATGGCCAGAAGAGAACATTCCTGTTAAGGAAATGACTTCTACATATCTTAAGTCATTAGAACCTAAACAAATTGAAATTAATTTTGGATAAACTGTTGACTTCAAATCAAGAATTTAGGATAATAGTTGTATGTTAAGTAAGGAGAAAAGCATGGAAAATTTTAAAATTGTAAGAGATTATTATAACTGGGATACTAATGGTAAGCCTAGATACGAAGCACCTAATGGAGTTTCATCTGATGACCAATATATGTTAGCTGGTAGAAGCTATAGATGTCTTGGTACTGGTAGAGATGTTGGTTTATTTACTAACTCTAATGCTACTGAAGCTGACAGACTTTCAATGAAGTTTCCTTCATACGAAGGTGACTCAGTAGAAGGAAAAGCTAAAGGAGCTTTCTTTGATGGCGACATCGTAAGATGGAAGTCAAATGGTGCGATACCTTTTGGTGATATGTTGTTAGACTTCTATCACTGTGGATACATTACTAAAGAGCAGATGATTGAGTCAGCTATCGAGCATGAGAAAGGCACTGATGAGTTCTGGTCAAATGTAACTACTAAAAGATTTACTTGCCCGGACACTGGTGAGAAGATGGTAAGATTTGTACCAAGTGAAGATGCTTTCAAAGAGGAAGTAGAATACACAGACCAAAGGAGTGTTGCATGATAGAATTTTTAAACCAACCACTGTGGGGTGGAAACGTACAGGGGATCATTGTTGGGACATTATCAATGATTGTTTTTACGTATATAATTTATGTAGCAATTAAAAAAGATTTTAGTTGACATATAAATACTAGTGTAGTATAATGCTACTGTAGCAATGGTGCTACAAGACATAACACACACACAAGGAGAAAAATATGTCAAATGGAAAATCTGGGTACGAGATTCGTGCCGACTTACTTAGTATGGCTCAGTCCATAATTTACGATAACTTACAAAGGAAGATTGACGCTACATATAATCATAACGACAATCACCCTGATGATAAGAAGCCTTTACCAACTAAAAACATTGATGCGCAGGAGATTATTTCTGTTGCAGCAGAGTTGAATGAGTTTGTAATAGCTAAGTAGACTTAACCTGCTCGTAGCTCAATTGGATAGAGCATTAGCCTTCTAAGCTAAGGGTTGTAGGTTCAAGTCCTACCGAGCAGGCCAAATTTAATTTAGTGTTGACTT